CGGCGGTAACCGCTTTACGATGAGGATCTTTGATTTCGTCAAGACCTTCATAGTTTAAAAGTGGAGCCCACTTTTCCTGTAGTGCTTCGGATTGAAACATTACGTTTTACCTATAAAAAGTGTTGTTTGAATTAATGTAATCATTACTTCTTAAATGCTGAAAGAGATTTCAGATAAGCAGACATTTGATTAGAATGTGACACTGCACCTTCTGAATGATCTACTCCTTCTGAAAGGGTTTCAGAACTAGAAGTTGGAGTTCCTTTTGAAGCAAAATAAGATTCCTTCAAAGTCTCCAGTTTTTCACGATAAGATTCTTCACTTTCAAACTCTACACTTTCGGCAAGTGATGCAAGCTTCTCTTTCTGTGTGGCAGCAAGGCCATCAGAAACAGACTCAAGAATACCATTGGCAACAGACTCACCGAGTCTACTGTTTAATCCTATGTTCTTCTCAATTTGCTCATTGAGTTTCGTCTCCATATCATCAAGTTTTTCGACCATGCTCTCAAGTACATCGTATTTGTCATCAGGGATTGATACATAATGTTCTTCAAAGAGCCCTTTCATTCCAGATAGGAATGATTCGGTCAATTCTGTTTTTAATCCTTGCTCTACGGCAAGGGTATTTTCCGTAAACCACTCATCGGCAACGTACTCAAGATAACTATCAACTCTTTCAGAAAGTGCAGTTTTCTCTTCTGCGATCTTTTCTTCAAGGGTCTCTTGGTACTTGACTTCTAATGCTTCTTTAACTTCAGAAACTTTAGAATTAAGTGCGGTCTCGAAAACAAGCTTTGCTTTCTCTCTAAACTCTTCGGAGAGTTCTTCGCCACCTAGGAGTGCATTAACATCATCTTCGATGTTAATCTCTTCGATAACTTCTTCTTCTGCTTCAGCAACTACTTCTTCAGTAGTAGGCTCTTCAGCAACTACTTCTTGTTCGTCAGTCACTTCTGCTTCATCTCCTTGTTTGAGAGTTTTTCCTTTGCGATTCGTAACTACATCAGAAACCTGCTTAAGGTTGCCCCCAGGTGTCTTCAGCTTTGCTGAATCATCATCAGATTTGTAGTTTTGGGGGGTTGGACCTCCCAAATCTTCCCAATTACCTTGGGATGTGTCTATGGGTTCACCAGCTTTAGCATTGGCATTCACTGCGGTTGATGACTTGCTTACACCAGAAGCAACATCAATCAAACCTTCGTCCATTTCCTGTTTTTGACCACGAGCCATTTGTTCGTTCTCCGACTTTTGTAGTTAAAATCTATATTTATTTAGAAGTTTTACAAGTTTGATAAGAAATCATTAAAAAGATTGAGTTTTTTCTCATCTAATTGTTTCTGATCAACCAATGTATTAATGGTTTTATAGGTTCTTTCTGCGAACTTCTCACGCAAAATTCCTCCATCCCATACCCAGTCCTTACCTTCCATAATACCTTCAACGAAAGCATCAGGAGCAGAAGGATCGGCAACGATATCTGCAGCAGTTGATAACATAAAGTCATCACCTACAACATTGACTCCTTCACGAGTTGGTTTCAATGAACCAATACCTCTTGAAGATACGCCAAGTTTAACACCTTCTTCAATAAGTGAAGATGCTATTTTACCCATTGGTGTACCGAGAATTTTCGCTTTACCAATAAAGTTTGCACCGTTCTCCTTAAGAGAAACGATTTTATGAGAAACTCTATCAAGGTTTACAGTTGGACCTTCGGGGTGACCGAGTTCTCCAAGTGCTCTTCCTGATTGAATGTGATTCTCATTATAACGTCCAACTTCCTTACGAAGTGTTTCCATAGGGTACATTCTACCATTACGGTTTTGAATGTTTCCTTGTAGAAAGACACCCTCTATATACATTGATTTCTTGCCGTTTCTATTTTCGACAAGGAACTCAACTGATTCAATTTCTTCTCTGATGAGTTTCATTTAGGCATCCCCTGTTGTTTGGACTTGTTGAACATAAAGAACTCCACCTGTTGCACCATCTGGTGTTAAGGCAGATACACTATTTGATCTATAAAGTGAAGCATGACTCTCCGCAGAGAATGCAGTGATAATACCAGAGGTATCAGCAGATACTAAAATTCTAGTTTGGAAATATCCATCCCTACCAGATGATGCATAAACTGTAGATACTTGTGCATTACTAATCTTGGTTTCATAATTACTATCATTTGAATCTTGAATAGTAACTCTGTCGCCAACAACAAAAGGCATTTGCGTTCCTTCAGGACATTCAATAATTGTTGTAGTACCAGTAGTAATTCCAACAACTCTTTGAGATGCTTTTGTTATTCCTAAAGTTGCAGTTCCCCCTGCTGGAACATAGTAGTCAGAAGTTGTAGCAACTGGTTCAGTACCTATAGCAACAAAAGCAGGAGCTCCTTTTGCAACTACTCTTACTACACTTGATTGTACTTTGAATGCACTCGAAGTCGCTGCCGTTCCCGCCAACGCAATCGATTGTCCTGCTCCAACTGATCTATGTGCCATTATGCTATACTTATTGGATCATTTGTAAGTTATTTATAAAACTATTCTTCATCCTCTTCAGTATCGACTTCATCTTCTACTTCTGTATCTGCTTCCGCTTCTACTTCAGTTTCGATTTCATCTTCTACTTCTACTTCAGGACTACCAAATATACTATTTGCTACCTCTTGACGATAAGCATCAACTCTCTCTGCAGACTTTGCAAAAAGAATATCTTTCATTTTATCACTGACTTGTGATGCACCATCATCGGCCACCATCATGTCCATTAATTCATCATCCATAGCTAAAAATTAAATAACCTTTTATATTTATGTATTATACTATCGCTGGTGTAGTGTGTACTCCATCAGCATAGAATAAAACATACTTTTCATCTTCTCTAAACGTTCATGTTCACGGCGATCTCTTGGTGAACCACCAGGCCAATTATCATACAAATGATTAAGAGCATCATACATTAAACGAATATCATCAATACCAAAATTTGCTTTAAGGTATTGTCTTCCCCTTTCGTCCTGATTCAATTCCAATTAAATTTCTCCACCTTTTGGCATTTCTTTAACTAAAGTTTCGCTTTCAAGATCTGGTTCCATCATTGGAGCATTTGGATCTCCACCCGTAGCATCTAAAGGCATTCCTGTTTCAGGATCAACTGGTGCCATTGGATCAGGAACAATTCCATCCGCAATTTCTTGTTTCATCAATTCATCCTGCTCCTTAATCTCAATATCAGTCTGACGAAGTATCTTACGTCTTATATAATCTTGAGAATAATACCTTCCAATATATGGTTCTGCAGTAGCAGCAACATTAATTCTTTCGTTAAAGAGTTCTGTTTCCTTTAGTTCAGAGAAGTGATTATCATATAAGAAATCATATTGAATATGATCACTCATGATATCCCAGTCTTCTGGAGTAACAATATTCTTAAGAATCAATTGAGTCTTAAGCATATCATGGAACATTCTAGAGAATCTCTTTCTTAAACGTCCTACGAATTTAGTAAACTTAAGTTCATCTCTTAAGATCTCAGAAGATCTCCCCAAGTTAAATCCGCCTTCGCCATCCATTCTTGAGGGAGGGACGTTAAGCGAACGATAGAGTTTCTTTTTAAAATATTCAATATCCGTGATTTCTCCCAAGTTTTGTCCGCCAGGAAGAGTGGAGATTTCGGTTCCTCTTCCACCCTCACGCCTAGGAAGCCAGAAGTCCTCAAGCATCGCCATGTATTTTTTGTCATCACGAATCTCACCAGTGTTTGCATCATACACTAACTTGTTACGATATCTCATCATAACATCACGAAGGTATTGTTCTGCCTTAACTTTAGGTAGATTACCAACGTCAATATAAAATATTCTTCTTTCTGGTGCTCTTGATAATCTGTATATAACAAGACTATCCTCAATCATTCGAAGTTGATTGATAGACTTAATTGCTTTGTGAAGATAAGAAAGGGTTGATCCCTTATTTCTATCTACTAATCCAGAAGTACAATAGGTAATTGCATCCTTTGCAATCTTAACTCCTTGACTTGGACCCTTTGCATTAATATTACCAGTAGGGTAAATGCCTTTTTGATTGTAAATAAAATACTCTTCAATCTCTGGGAACTCATAATCCATTGGATTATCCCCAGTGTTTGTGATGGAATACTTATCAGAATCCTTTTTCTTTTGTTGCCTAACATGACGCATTTTCATTGCATCAATGTATCTCATCTCTTGAATACCTTCTTCAGGTTTCTTCAAATCAATTATCTTATGGTAATAAATTCTTCCATCTATATACCAATTCCTATAAATTTCATGTGCTTTTTTATCAAAGTCCATAATATCCAATAGATATCTGAACTCCTTTCTAATCTTATCCTTAATACCATCACTAGCATTGAGGTTAGAAAGTTCAATTTCTACTGGTGTATCATTTGTGTCTGATACAATTGCTTCGTTTACAATATCTTCAATGGCACTATCCGCTTCTGGATGAAGTGCCATCTCACGATACCTTTTGATCAAATCAAATTCAGTCCTGTAGATACCTTCGATATCAACGTAAGAACCAAAAAAACCACTACTCATATAGTGGTCGCTCCCATCCTCGTTATTCGGAGGAATGGGAGATACCGCAGTTTGAGATAGTGATTCGGAGTCCTCTATTGAGAACCCAAATAATTTTGCCATGATTTATAGTTTCCTTACGTACTATTTAGTTAGCCGTTAGAACCGCCAGCCCCATTAAACTTGTAAGATTGGACCTGGAAGTCAACAGTAAACTCTTCTATAGTATCGGTTGAATCGTAAGATACGTCAATAGCCGCCACAGCAGAT